GCTTACCGCTCCGCTCCCTCCGGTCGCTCCGCCGTCGGCTCGCTTCGCTCGCCATGAGTTAGTCCCAGTTAACTCCGGGAACAAAGTTAGTCCCAACTAACTAATCCACTCAAAAAGAGGACAGCCGAAGCCATCCTCTTACAGAAATCATTCTGCTGTTCGTTTCCAGTTATATTTCCATGTATCAATTTTAAAGTCCGTAAAACAAGTCATTGCAACTTTGTTAGTGTTCTCGTTATACTGATTGAATAAATACAAAGCCCCATCAGCATTTAACAATGCTTTAGTTGAATATTGTCCACCATCTGAATCTACACCACCTGCCCTAAATGCTGTAGCGTAATTACTGTTATCAGATGGTCTAAAACAAGATGGTAAAGTAAGTATTTTGGTGTACTGCGGGTTCGCATTAGGTGCTGTAAAAGTACCTGCTATATGAACATTAATAAATCGAGTTCCAAAATCTACATAAGAACCATTGGTATTTAAACTGAATACGCTAGTCACTGGTGAACAGTTAGCATTCAAATTAGTACCTTTAATCCTCTCGAAGTAATCTCCAAGTGGAACTGGTGACTGGCTCACTAGTACATTAAGAATATATCTTGCTAAGATAGGGGAATATTTTTCATTATAGTGTAAGTAACCTTTATTTGTTTCCGTGAAGTAATAATCTAACATTGTCTGTGAGATAGTAGAGATGATAGGTGCTGACGAAAATAAATCAACAAAAGTCCATCCTTGAGATGTGCAATACTGGTTGAAAAATCTCCAATATGCTGTCTGAGGAATAATCCAGTTTGTTTTCATACCTCGCAAATTTTTGTAAGTACTAAACAGGTAAGTTTGGGCTTCTTTATTAAGACCAAGTGTTTTTGTTCGAATGTTTTCCAATGCTGTCCTAACATCTTCAAGGCTTGTCTGGTCTCTTACATCATTAATACCACACCATACAACAAGAATATCAACTTTATTATTATAATTTGAGTATTTATCAGCCTGTTCAGCAAGTTTAGCACCTGACACCGCATAGTTAGTTACATTAAGAACTCCTTTTGTCATTGTCTTTAAATTATTTACCCACGATACACCGTTCCTATCTGCTGACAAACTGTCACCTAACACAACCATATTTTTACCCTGCAATACATTAAGATAACTTACCGCCCCATATGTGGATTCTATAATCTCGCTAAACGTGCCGTCCGCTCTATACCTGTCCATTATGTCGATAACGTCAGTCTGTACAAGTTGTGGTATTTTATCTACTTTTTTCGTGTAATCCTCAATAAAAGTATTAACTTTCTTATCTTGTGCTTCAATCTTTTTTGTTATGTCGGTTGTGAAAGAATTATATCCAGTTAATAAGTCTTTCATGGTAGTAATTAACCAGTCAAGATTCATTTCGTGAAAATTGGTGAATGGAAACTTATTCCAAAATGTCATGTTATACCTCCTTTTAATAAACGCTCAAACAGAACCTATCTCTAAAATCATACACAATCTTATTGATAACATTCATTTCTGCAACCATATTCAATCTACTTGCAGAATCGAAAAATTTCCCATAATCTGTGAATGTTTTTGTTTGATTTCTAGTCACATCATTTTTGAATGTCTCATTGTCAGTTAAATTTACATTATTTGTGTCTGTAAAATCATCTGTAGAATCTGTATTATCCTTAGGTTTTGCAGTAGTTTCATTAAAACCGTATACTGATGTATTAACAGTGCCAGTTCCGCTGTGCTGTAGAGTAGTATCACCACCACGCTCTAATGCTCTGATACTTGAAGCCCCATCTTTTCCCGTCAGCACTTCCTGTGAACTACCCAGTAAAATATTACTTACATCAACCTCTACAGCTTGCTGTGCGGAATAGTACGCTTTCCACACTCCTGTCTGGTTATCTGCCCAACTTTTGACAATTTTTTTAAAGAAAATAGGGTTAGGCAACGTGACTTCCAGTTCACCACATTCATACACAAGTAAATCTTCCAAACGTTCCAACATATTTATCGCGATTGTTTCGGTCTTGAACAAAGCAATAAATACATCAAGGAACGTATTGTCAATGATATTTTCATCCCAGTTAAGCAACCCTATCACAGAAACATAAGCACTCATATTATCACCTCATTTCGTAAAGTCTGCCCATACCACAATAGCAACAGCAACCAGAAAAGCAATCGTTATCTTAATCATCTTCCCTACCTTTCCGCCAATCAACCCACACGGCACTACTCAGTTTGTCACCAAACATATCATTGATTCGCTTACAACTTTTCTGCAATTCTTCAAGCCATAGGTCACATTTGCTCTGTGTTTCAAAATCATTGCTCTCAGCCTCAGCCGTGATTAATCTTTCTTTCTTGTCTGACCTCACGTTAGGAATACCAACGTCATTACAGAACATTTCTTCCCATCTTCTTAAGGTGTCCTGCAAATCTGGTGCAATGAAATTTTCTCGCAACTTATTCGCAAACGTTGTCCAAGGGTCTGTAGTATTTCCCATAGAATCCCTACGTCTGAGATTATTTCCATAATATACAGCTGTATTTCCTTTCATCACCTCATCAAAAGTTTTCTTCAATGATTCAGCCTGTACTTTTCCATCCACACCAAACATATAAGTCAACTTACTGTTAGCAATATTAATCTCACAGGTTTCTGCTGTCAGTGCCATGTTATCCGCATAGTAAGAACATATGTCCATAACACCGCACCAGTCTGGCTGTAATCTGAGAATCACACAGTCTTTGTTGATTCTTTTTATGTTAACACCTCTCAGCAACGGATTTGCAATATTGACCTCTGTAGGCTGATAGAAAATATTGTAACCCTGTAAACCACAAGCCTGTGGAATCACACCGTATTTGTCGGTTTCAAAAACACACAGAAAACCCCAACAGTATAAGGTGTACAGAAAATAATTCTTGTCCCATTCTTCCGGCAACTCCCATTTAAACACTGACATACATTTCTGCAATAGATACCTCAGAAAATAGGAATATAACTGAGTGTTCTTGCAATGCAATGTAGACGGGGAATAACTGGAAGTATACAAGTTAATCATGTCATAACTAACAGGAACATTTGTGCTAAAAACATTCATCATATCACCCCTTTAAGAAATATTCAAGCCACTTTCGCGTGTACTCAACTCTTCGTGGCTGTTCCACTACAGCCGGACGCAAGTAATTTGCCGCAAAAGCATAGGTTAATTTTTCCAAATCATAATTAAGCTGATTAAAAGCCCACTGCCTAAAATCACATGGATATTTCGTGGTCTTATACCACTGAGGTTCAATTCCTCTATGTGCTTCACCAACGCTCTCTTGATACTCAGCATATATTACACCAAGCTGTTTGTTTCCATCATACCAATCTTCATGTCCACCATACAGAACGTCAAGAACTTTGAAGAGGTCGGTTGCGGGTGTCCACTGTACCAGTCCATGTCCTGCCCCTGCTGATGTAGTACCACCACCAACTTCAATAAGACCCGGGTTCAGTGTACTCTCACCCTGTATATTTCCAAGGAGTGCCGCAACGCTATTAACATTCCATCCCAGTTTCTGATAGAAATAATCCCAAATAATTGTAGCATTGCTCTTCATGTCGGCATCGTTAAGATATCCTGCTGATGTATCAGTAACTACAGTTTTCCATTCCCCTGCGGGTGTGATAGGTGGTACTATTCCGCCACCACCTTGCTGTTTTCCGAGAATATAGAAGATTAGAGCTAATCCATTACCCTCATTGTAATAACTACGCATAATACACCCCACTTTCCAGAAAATTCTTAACTTCATCAATTTCAGCTTCATACGCCCCACTTATAGGTGTGCTACCATTCTCAACCTCATAATAACCAACCCCAAGTGATGAGAATTTACCGTTTTTGCAATAAGGTCTACCATTATCCGCCCTGTCCTCATCAACTAATAACATACAGTCAATATAACAATACACATCAGAAGTCAATCCGATAGTTGACCCTTGTCCACCTTTTGTAGATACTTCCGCCGAACCTACAGCCATGACACTATCTGCAACTCCCTTTGCAAAGCCGCCAATATCGAGCTTAAATAACGAACCTAATGCGTTACTTACACCCGTTGATACGTTTGAATAATTGGTTTTTATGTCACTTGTTGCAATGGAAACACCAACATTAGAGTACATGATACCAAGTAACTCATTTCCGCCGCCAGTATTTTTAACTAATAGACGGCATACCGCATGACCTGTACGCGGGTCTATATCTGCAAATATATTAATACTCTCCCCATCTCTTATTTTACCACTGTCAACAGTAAGGCAACCAAAAGGCGGAATATATACTCTGATATATCTATATGGTTGACAGTTAAGATAATTACCACGTTCTAACTGTGGATGTGATGTAGGAGTGACAGAGGTTGATTTTGTTTTCCACAAATCATCATCCAATTTATACAATGTCAGTCCTGTTACATCCCACCATCCAATAGAAATACCCGACATTTCTGTTCCGCCAAGTGGGAATGGGAACCATGTTACTGATGTAATATACTGAGCCGGATTTACTGCTATCTGTATCAGATTGTCAGATATTCCTGAGATTCCCTCACCAGTCATCCACTTTATATTACTGAATATTGCACTTGCAAGTTTCTTAAAGTTTGGGGGATTCATGGCATAATAGTTGCAAAGTCCCTGTTTGTTCACAACACCTACTACATAAGACCCTGCCACGTCAAAACCCTGTTCAATCTGCCATAAAGGTTCGCCCGTCACAGTCTGCCTGTTCACCTGTGGCTTTTTCGGGTAGAGAGCGTCAGCAATACCGCCATCAAAAGAAGTAGATGACCTCACCACATAATAGTTATAGTCTTTAATAGTGTCTTTATAAGTCGCCAGAACATCAACCCTAAGAGAACAAGTCCACATATTATCTTCGTTTTTCCAGTCAGTAATCCAATACCATCGTGAAAACGCTTCAATATATGCCATGTTATAGATTGACGGATTGAAAGTTTCCGCTGAATTAGCAATCGTAATAACAGGAGTCAGCACCCCTGTTCCCTCTTTTACAACACAGTTCAAGGTTCTCCCTGCTTCACCTTCCGGTACATACATACTGTTTTTTCGTTTTGCAACCTTGTATAATTTAACCTCAAAACTCATAACATTTCCCCTTAAAATGTTTCACGTGAAACATTATAATAACGTCCCACGTGAAACAAAAATATCAATCTAACAGGAAAACAACCGCATTTTCTGTGAAGTCATTCCAGTGCCTATCGTTAAAGTGCCACCAAACGTTCATGTATTCGCCCCTTGCATTGTAAGGAGTAGTAGCAGTTCTTGCACCATAGGTAGTGATTCCAGCTGCCTCTTCATCCATGAGGATTCCGAAAATATTTGAAGTTGCTGTACCTGTGGTATCGGAAGTAATTGTACCATCTGCATTCATGTATCTTGCTTTAACATTAATACCCATAGGAGTTTTAATGGATTGCCAGAAATTGACTCCCTCATAATCCATCATCTTGAGGTACTGTTCGTTGAACACACTGGAAAATACAGAACTTTCTACGTTGTTCATTTCTGGTACGTAGAGGTATAATCTCTGATTCTGAACGGGTGTGTGTCGCATAATATTATGCCCTGTTACATTAATGTGATACTGTAAACTTCTTTCTGTCATAAAACCCGAGATAGTTTTAATTCTGGAAAATGCCCATTTATAAAACGGAACGAAATTTTCCGGTTTCTTGACTGTTGCACTGTCGAGTGTAAGTCCCGTTACGTCATTATATTCTGTAACAAGATGAATAACGTTAGATGTATCACCTTTAACCTTGCCGCCAATTAAGTTAGCAATAGTTGCCCTTGCGGTATTCTCATGGCACTGTTCGATCATATCCATAGTGTTCTGGACAAGCATTGTGTAAAATCTCTTAAATTCTTCTTCATTCTGTAAAGCAATATTCAACTGGTCACGGAAAATGGTATAGTGCTTACTGTACACGCACTGCCCATAAAAATTGGTCTGCAAAATATCTGGTTTACTCACAATGTCTGCGTCAATGCTCTGACCGTCTACTAAATCATAGGAGACATTCTTTTCCCAATCTTTATCACCAATGTTAATTTTTCTAACATGGTTCCCCCACTTCATGTTGTCCACGAAAAGTCCTGCAAATTTACGGTTATATGGACGGATTGAAAAAACAGTTCGTGAAATAACCTGTGAAATAGCATTGAGCAATGCATCTGGTGCAATTCCTAATGCAATTGTAGCTACTGACATAAAATTAACGTTACCTAATGCACTTATGTCAGATGCACCGGTTGCTTGCATAATAATGCTGTTAAGTGTGCTAACTGCGCTAAAAGTACTTATGTTAGGTTTATTAGAATCGATATTAGGTAAACTTGCCATACTTTGTTACCCCCTCTGCATAATTTCCGGCGGATTAATAATTGCCGCTGTCATTTCGTCAACAGTCGGAACGTGATTTCCACCCGATAAATCCTGTGCAATCCCATTCGCCTGTACCGCTCTCGTCAGTGCATTGATAGAATTGGTTAACTGGTCATTGTTTGGGAACTGCCTGTTCACAACGCTCTGAGTCGGCATCCCACTGTAATTACCCTGCTGAAAAGCATAATCAAGTAACTGATTCTGAGCCTGTCCAGCCATTGCCGGATTTGTAAGCTGTCCCTGTAATAATTCCGGTGGTGTGACCATCTGCTGTGTCATGGCTCCCACTGGTACTGGCGGCATTCCCATGTTTGGCTGTGGTGTTACTACTGGTGCTGGTGCTGGTGCTGGTGCTGGTGCTGGTGCTGGTGCTGGTGCTGGTGCTGGTGCTGGTGCTGGTGCTGGCTGATTATAAGCAACTGTAGTCTGGCTGTTCATAAGCGACAGAATGTCGGCTTTTGTGAAGCCTGCCCCGGCTAATGCGATAATGTCATTCATTGTCATAGCTTTGTTTCTCCTTTTAATTTTTGATTTTAATTAAATAGTCAATGTGTGCAAATCCTGCAATCATTTTTCCGTCTGGCATGGTATACTGTCCAAGTACCCATTTGAGGGTCGAGTCGGTAAAGCCGTAACCGAAAAATGTGCTACCTTTTGGCATGGATGCAATTACATTGCTGTCGTATGTTGGTGCGTCACGTAACATCAAGTCAAGGTTTTTGGTGTCTACTTTCATCTCCCCGTATACATCTGTGTGGGGGTGTAGCATATAACCTTTTGTGTGTTCTGATGTTTTTGCGATGATTTCTGCTGATATGTTCAATGCGTTCCCCCCTCTTCCATTCGGTCAAGAAGTTTTTGCAATACCAGTGTGTTGTTATTAAGTGCGTCCTGTAGTTTGTTGACTTCTTCCTTGTGAGACTGCATCTCCTGATACCAGAGATAGAACGTCACAGCAAGGCAAGCTACTGGTACACCAAGGTTAGCGAAAATAGTGCTGATTGTGTTTAAGTCCATTCGTTCACCTACTTTCTTTCGGAACTACGTGCAATCGTGTCATATGTGAGGGAAGTCCGAGTCGTGAGTTGGACGAACTCATGCACTACAGTTCCGCTGTATGTCCTTGTGCTACGGACTTTTGTTTCCCTCACACATACAGTGTACTACATATGAAAATAGCTGTCAAGTAGAAATTTCGATTCTATGTCCTCGAAATAGATTTTATCTTCTAAGTAGTTGATGTTCCATATCCATGCATAGTACCGCTTAAAGGCTTTGATGTTCTTTTCGTTAATTCCGGTAAAGGTTCGGATAGGAACTCCCTGTTTGTGTTTACAGACGTATAACATATCTGAGGACTTGTGTTCGTAGATTGCAATTTCCTCGAAGAATACCAGTGGAAGATATTCTGAGAGGTTCTGGGGTCGGACATCTGAGTAGTCCATGTCGTAAAATTCGTTTCCTAATGCCATCTGTGAAAATCCGCTGTTCTTGCCTACCATCTTATAGAGTGCCGTTTCTTCTTTCGCCTTAGAGATAGGACTATTACACAGATTGTAAAGTGCTATTCCCCTTGACTTGAGGAAAGCTGTTTCTTGCCGCTTTCTTGACATATCCGCAACTTTGCGAATCAGTCCCAGACTGGCGAACAGCTCACAACCCACATTATCTGAGTTTGAGAAACATAGCACCTGTAAAGGTGGTAGTCCTTTTAGTTCTCTGTTACGGTTCATGGTTTCGTAACCGTGTAGGAATGATTCTGCAATGCCACGGGGAACCCTGTCCCCTTTTTGTGGGATGAATTCGTCCCAAAACCAAAGTGAAACATCCTCTGCCGAAAATCCTCGTAGGTTTGACAGTGTAGTGATAGCAGAGCCGTAACCTACAGGTTTTCCCACTGGTGTTGTTTTTCCATCTTCATCCTCTTCGGTATGATAATATCCCGCAATGTTATTAATGGCATAAGGCTGTATGTTATATCCCAAATCATCGTTAATAGGTTTAAGTGGGGACAGTTCTTTATTCTTGATTTTGTCAAGCTGAGTCTGTTTTGTTCTCGAATACATAAAGGTCTTGTGTTCTTCCAAGGCATACTTCAACCCACCGTATGTCTTTCCTGTACCTCTGCCGCCCCATATAAAATTAAAAGGATAGCCATAGTCGACTATCCTCTTAATGTTCAAATATCCTTGTTCTGTGTACAGGTTGGATTTTTTCCTACTTAACATATTTTGCTGTGATGTATTCACGGTTGTTCTTGCTACGTTCTGCAATGATTTCAATGCACACATTCTCGACTTTACACTTACGTGCGAGTTCCATAATGCGGTCGAAAGTGCGGATGAATGCGGCAGAAGTGGTAGCAAATACATGACCCTCAGTTGTTGATACTGTGAGGATTTTAGTAGGATTACCCTGTGCATCTTCTTCCACATACAGACAATATTTGTCGATATGTACCTGTTTACCTTTAAGGTCTGTCCCCCGAAGTCTGTCCGGTGATTCAAACATATCATAAGATATATCCATTGTCCACTCATTGTCCATAATATTTGTTCTTAAAATGTCCATGTTATTTTCTCCTTTTTTAATGTTTCACGTGAAACGTAACACTGATTATATGAGGAGTTTTGGTTTCAATGTTTCACGTGAAACGTTGTATAGTTAGTGATTAGAATAGCGAATCGAAAGTTTTTAATATGTTATTGGTGTAGTGTTTAGTCCACTACTGGTTTCATTTCTTCAAGTGGTTCTGTTGACACACCACCAGATGCTTCGAGTTCCGCGATAGCGGCTTTGATGAAATTTTCATCTGACAGGTAGTAAGTATTGAACTTTGTTTCTGTAGTGATGTTTTCTACAGTTGCACCAGACGGGATAAGTTCAACGTCTTTCTTCATGTCATTATACATCTTGGTCTGTGTCCATGATGTACCGACGAATTCTCTTGTTGCTGTTTTGATTTCATCTGAACCCTGTTCCTTATAGTACAGAGTCATTACTGTGGTTGTAATAGTTCTAACCAACTTTCTCACTCCTTTCTATTATAATGTCGTTTCGGATGTACTTCCTAAGTACGATATTATAATAGCATAATATTTTTTGGTTTTCAATAATTTTTTCAAATTGGTTGTTGACATTCAACAGTAAGTGTGGTATTATATACTTGTAACAGGGAAACATAATATTAGTAAAGGAGATTAGCAATGAGTAAAGAGGAAATAAGAAAGACAATTAAAGAGATTAAAAAGGTACGTTATGGTAAGTTAGCAATCTATGTAAATTATACTAGATGGTATGCAGACCGTAAAAACTTACAAATTAATTATTTAGGTGAAATTAATGAGTATGCCATGTATGTTCTAAATGAAGAGGGACTCATGACTACATCTGTGTGGGAGCGTGACATCACAGACTTAAAATTTGAGGTGATGAAATGAGTCTTTTAATTTTAGGCATCACAATAGGTTATATGTTAGGTATGATAATATTTGGTTTGGATGAGAGGAGAAAGAAATGAGGATATACTATAAAGAAACTAATGGTAACAATTTATTATTTGTTACCGACGGCATTACAGTTAAAACATTCTATGAAGTGTTCGCGGGTTTAGATTTATACACTGAAAATATTGTTGAACAACTACACAAAATAATAACCGAACTGATTGAAAATGATATGTTATTATCATTCAATGAGATACAAGGTGAAGATGAATGGGATGACCCATTTATTAATGACTTAACAGCAGATTGTAAACTTATTATTGATACAAAGGAGTATAAAAAATGAAAACAGTGAGCATTAATTTTGACGAACGGATATTAAGCAACCTTGATTCCCTAGCTGAACAGTTAGGGACTTCAAGAAGTAACACGTTAATGATTGTCTTGAGGGAGAATGTAATACTCTCCCTCTTAGGTAAGGAGTGTGGAAAATATGGCAAAGAAATCAGCAAGTAGAGTACAGCTTGAAGTCAAGTACAGAGAGTTGCGAAAGAAACTGGTGAAACAGATTGAGAAAGTATCAAGAAGTGCATATGCGAAAGATGTGGAAAAAGCCAAGACATATATTGAGCCTAGAATACCCACTGTATCAAAAATCAAGACAAAGCGAAACTTGGAAATGGCAATTCGGGAAGCAGAGGCGGCATTGAAGAATAAGACTTTTGTGATTGCTGAGAGAAAACGGGCAAGAAAGAAAGCTGTTGAAATGCTGAATGAAACTTTCGGGACTGATTACTTCAAGAACTACCGACAGGCATCCAAGTTCTATGAGTTCATGGAAAAGGTTCGTGAGCATTCGCAAGATATTATCTATGACAGCGACAAAGCTGTAGACATATTTTTGGAACACTCAGATGAGAAACCAGAAAAGATAATTGAGAGGTATAGAGAGTTTGAGTCAGAGTTTCGTAAAAGAAGTCCAAAAAGAGTATCTTTCTGATATTATCAGAGGTATTCCGATTGCCAGAAACTACAGCAGACGGAAAAAGGTTGACAAGACCTTATTCCGCAACTGTATGTGTGCTTTTGACATTGAAACTTCATATCTGGATGAGATTGAACAGAGTATCATGTATATATGGCAATTCGCTGTAATGGACTTGAGGACAGAGAATATATGGTACTGCTTCGGTAGAACATGGGAAGAATTTATAGGGTTGTTAGACAGTTTCTACCACGATGGTATTACCGTGCTGATTTGGGTACATAACTTGAGTTATGAATTCCAGTTTATGCGGCATTGGTTGCCTTTTATGAAAGACAAGATATTTGCTCTCAAGTCGAGAAAGGTTGTGAGAGCGGATATTGACGGGGTACAGTTTCGTTGTTCGTATATACAAACTAATAAAAGTTTGGATGCATTTACAAAAGACATGAATGTGGTTCATCAAAAACTCAGTGGGGTTGAATTTGACTACTCGAAGAAACGTTATCCTTGGACTGAAATGACACAAGAAGAATTGCACTATTGCTGTAACGATGTCGTTGGTTTATTGGAAGCTATGAGAGTGAGAATGAGAATGGAAAACGACACACTCTACTCTTTACCGTTGACTTCTACAGGGTATGTTAGACGGCTTGCCAAGAATGCAATGAAAACATATAACTATAATCAGCTTCATGCCATGATGTGCAACACCGATGTGTATAGACTGTTAAGACTTGAGTTCCGTGGTGGTGATACACACGCAAACAGGTATCATGTTAATCAGATACTTGAGAACGTGGCAAGTTTTGACCGGGCAAGCAGTTATCCTGACGTTATGTTGAATTACAGGTTTCCTATGAGTGCATTTACGCCAAGGATGATAACTGATATAAAGGAACTTGAGCGAAAGTGCAAAATCAGAGATTGCTGTTTCATTGCAGTGTTCACTATCACGAAGTTGCAACAGAGGGATATATACTATGGTGCACCGTACCTTAGTCTTGACAAGGCTGTCGAGATAAGTGGTCAAGTAGTTGACAATGGACGGGTACTGAGTGCTGACAAGGCTGTGTATGTGTTCAATGACATAGATTGGAAGATAGTCAAGAGTGAGTATGTCGGAGAGGTTGAGATAAGTCAAGTATATATCGCGAAATATGGGTATTTACCACAGGCATTTAGGAATCTGGTCATTGACTTGTTTCATAAGAAAACATCGCTCAAGAACGTTGAGGGACAAGAACTGAACTACATGAGAAGTAAAGAATTAATCAACTCACTGTATGGAATGTGTGCTCAAAACCCTGTCAAGCCGGATGTAATATACATGGATGAACCAGAACAGGCTTTTAAACTGGAAGAGATTACAGACATAGGTGAAAAACTTGAGAAATATAACAAGAAAGCATTCTTGTTGTATGCGTGGGGTTGTTGGGTGACAGCATGGGCAAGGTTAAAACTCAAGGAAATGATAAACATTGCGGGAGATAATTTTGTATATTGTGATACTGACTCAGTTAAATTCCTTGTTCGTAATGATTATGATAGAATTATTCGGAAGATAGAAGAGTACAACAAGGGACTGAGAGAACTCAGTATTTCTAATAAGGGATTTGCTGATGATAAGAAAGGCATTACACACTACTTAGGTGTATATGAATACGAAGAAACATATAAACAGTTTAAGACGTTAGGAGCTAAGAAGTATGCATATGTTAGAGAAGATGGAACATTCAAAATTACGATTGCGGGTGTCCCCAAGAAATCAGGGGCGAAAGAAATGGAAAGAATCGAGAACTTCAATGTTGGTTTCATATTCCGTAATACGGGTAAGTTGGAATCAGTCTACAATGACAGTGATTATGGAACTTACTATACGGATGATTCACCAGAACATAGAGTTGAGATTCGTTCAAATGTTGTGCTACGAAAATCAACATATGAAATCGGTCTATCGGCTGAGTATATGTACATTTTGGCATCTGTTGGAAATTGGAATGATTTTTTAGAGAATGAGAGGTTGAAAAGATATGAACTTGAGAATTTACGACGCTAAAGACAAACTGAGAGAAACTATTGACGCTATGACATATGTCCAGTCTAAGGAAAAGTTGGATGAACTGTTTGAGGAGTCTATAGCTAAACTTATTATTTATCGAGTAGAATTGAAAAGAAAATTAAAAAAGTGATTTCTAATAAGAGGATGGCTTCGGCTGTCCTCTTTTTGAGTGGATTAGTTAGTTGGGACTAACTTTGTTCCCGGAGTTAACTGGGACTAACTCATGGCGAGCGAAGCGAGCCGACGGCGGAGCGACCGGAGGGAGCGGAGCGGTAAGC